AAGCTGAGTAATAAAGGAGAAAATATACTCTTCCTTGTGACGAGCAAGCGCGTTGCCAGCCAAACGAAGCCAATAGTTAATCCAAGGATAAGTAGATTCTTTTACAAATCTATCTTGAATCTTAAGGCCAATTCCGTGACGCTTCACGGTAAGTGCGAAGCTCTGTGCTCCACCGATGTTGATATTCACAAATGGAACATCAGCACCATCAGCTACTTCCTCTGCACGCAAAGGTTCAATAGCTGGGAATACAGTCATCATACCCTGCTCATACTCGATACGTTGAAGTAGAGAGGTACCAATCAGAAGGGGCTCGACGCCTTCTTGTACCATAGTGGTCATGACACGAGGAATCAAGAACGCAGCATTCTGGATATCCATAGCATCTTGGAAAGTAACAGTCTTCTTAGTTTCCGGATCGAATCCATTTGTCCTAAAAATAGTATCTATACGAGCCAGTGTAGACGCCTCTTCTGCGTCAGTCATAGGAATAAAAGGGGCTCCAGGGGTGTATTGCATTCTTATTGCCTCCTAAGGCATATTCGTCCTAATTATAGTTAGGGCAAAGGGTTAGTTATAATATGAGACGTTACTAAATCTTTGAAATACAGACCTCTACGTCCCTCTTACAGCGATCACATTTGAAGCAACCAGCAATTTGTCCAGAACTGGTCAGTTTTGCCAACAGTTTATTACACGAACGGCTTGGATCCCCAACCCTTGGAGCGACGCATCGGAGGCCGCCATTTACTATGACGGCCGATCCGCGAGAAATAATTATTATAGGTTGCACCATTGTAATAGTGTCGCTTCCGCTCTGTTTATAGATTAGAGATTTACGCGTACAATAACGTGTGTGGAATATGCTGGGCGAAGTGTCTTACCTTGGTCATAAGCTCTCTTGAACAAAGCATCTGTAGTAACAGAGATATGATAAGGAATACCACCGGTAGCAGAACCACCCATACGAATTGACGCTGGGTTAGGATCAACCATAGGTCCAACCATTGGACGATCAAACAGTGTACGAACACGATTCAAGAATCCAACTGGTGCCAAGTTCTGGATACCAATTACACGACCAACTAAGTCCATTGTAGAGTTAACGTTTGGATTCCACACAGTAAAGTTACCAGCATCTGTGCCGTTTCCAAGATTACTCCAGGTTACACCAGAACCAAAGCTAAACGCAGTAGGACCAACAGTAACTACTTGACCATTAGTACCTACTGTACCTACCTGAGGCCCAGTAAAGTGAGTGAATGTACGTCCAAACAACTGCTGATAGCCTTGTACGCCGTCGTTTGTAGCAAAAGTGCTTAAAGCAGTAGGTGACTCACCAATCCAAGGCAGTTTCAGTACGAACTGAGTCTGAACTGCAGTACCCATTTCGTGCATATAGTTAAGCACGGCGAAGTTGATAGGCACTACACCATCAAGGATATAGTTAATACCAGTAGCAGAAGGAGTAGCACTTGGGTTTTGACCTACAAGAACTCCACCAATATACTGATAAACGTTACGTACAGCGCAACCGATTGGGCGAACAGTACCGTAAGAATAAGGGACTAAAGTTCCTGCTGTACCTACATCATCAAGATCGCTTACAACAACCAGAGTATTAGTTACTCCAACTGCGCCAGTAATCGTTAATGTCTTAGTACCAAAAGCTGCAGGAGTTGCATTAAAACTAGACCCTAATCCAGCAGTTGTTACTGCACTATTAATAGCAGTAACAGCGGCTGCACCAGCTACCCCAGCTAAAGTAACAGTCAGAGTAGAAGGTACATCTTGCAAAGTACCTATTGTTAATGTGTTATTACCTGCCTGAACTGTATCATCTGGGCCTGTAACTACTATAGTGGTAGCAGTAGAAGTAGCAACTACTCCAACTACACCAGCGTTAGCAATAGCAGCATTAATAGCAACTACTGCGTTTGCGATAGAAAGATTAGTAATATCTACAGTTACTAAGGTTCCAGTCAAACCAACCTTAAACTGAAGAGTTCCAGGAGTTACAACTAACACGTCACCAACTACTGAATCAGTGCTTCCACTACCAGTAACAAGATCAGTTGCCTTAGCAAAAGTAAAGGTAGCAGTTGAACCAGCCAGTAATGTAGAAGCTACAACAACTGGAGTAACGGTTACTGGAGACCCTACCTGTACAGTTACTTGACCAGAAATAAGATCAGTAGAAGTTCCTAGAACGAATGAAGCTACAGAACCTGCACCAGAAGTTGCAGCAGTTACAGTAGGAACAAGATCTACAGTAGTAGTAGCAGTAGAAGCATAAGTTCCAATGTTGCCGCCACCGAATAGATCACATTTCCATGCGAAGTTAATCTGAGGCCAAGTAACTATAACAGTTGTGCCATTTGGAAGTTGGAAAGAATCACCAGCTACAGCATCTAGAGGAGCAGCTAACAAAGCTACTTCACCTGCAGTTTGTACACGAGCAGACGTCATTGGGTTGAAAGCAAAACCTACATCCCAAGGCTGATACACAATAGCGCAATACTGACCACCACTTGCTTTTGCTGGGGTTGTTCCGCAGAATAAACCAGCTGGTACGAGCGCACCATTCTTGTCTTGTCCAACAAGCTGATGGGCGCCGAGTACGATACCGGCTAACTTTGGATGACCTTGATCTTGACGAAGAGTTGGAAGATAAGGCGCTGGATAAGCTACTGGCAGCCAAGGACGAAGCCACTCAGAAGATTCAAGATCAGGAGTTGTCTGACCTATACGATCTTGACCATAAAGTTGACCATAAAACTGGCCGTTAATATCTTGAGGCATTTAATTTTCCTTTACTTGTTGTTTATGCAGGTATCTACTTAATAGCAGCTAGATAACGACGCTGTTCTAGTGGCGTCATAAAATAGAGTTTAGTACGGAGTGCAGTTAGGGCTTTATCAGCCTCTTCCGTATTTTGCTGTGAGTCTGTTTGATTATCTCTCACAACATCCTCTGTTACCCTGGCATTATCATCCATCTGTTTCTGTGGCTCGACGGTCGTTGAAACAGAATCAGTTTGCTTAATCCATTGAATGTTTTCTAATATATCTTTTACACTGTCTTTCAGGCTAGATATATTACGTCTAGACAGATCAGTAATCTTTTCATCAAGCTGATCGTTTGTAAGACCTTTATATGCTTCCTGACCAGTCAAAACGCCGTGCATTACTATCTGCTGAGCTAATACTTTCTTACTAGCATTAACCACTACTTGCCTGGAATCTTTCAATCCAGTAATCTCTGTAGAAAGAGCTTCTTTCTCAGTAGTAAGCTTATCTACACTAGAAGTAATTACTTCCGCTTCAGACTTGGTCTGAACTACGTAATCTTTACCCTTCAGCCGTTCAATAGCCCAGCGAACTTCATCATCTGCATCCCAATCAGTAAGAATAGCTCTTATTAACCAACGAAGCTGCCATGCTGTTGAATCTTTTTTAGCAGATAGTTTATCATAAGCTTTATCTAATGTAGTAACTATTTCTACTAACTCTAATCTTTCTGCTTCTGTAATAGGCTCTTTTTCTTTCATAGCATCAGACTGTGAAAGAGATGATATAAAATTAGCAGCTCTATCTGTGTATTTAGTTTCTTCTACTATTACTTCGACTTCATCTTTCTTCTTGGAAACTCCACATTTTAATGTAGTTGCTTTTCTAGATACACAAGCAAGAATCTTAGCTTTGGTTGCATCAGAAACTTTAGCACGACCAATTAATCTACGAGCTGCTGTAACGTGAGCACAATCTGGAACTGGGAAACTCTTTCCAGGTCCGCAGAATGTTCCTGAAGAAAGCTTGCTTCTTGCTTCAGTACTTAACTTGGCATCTTTAGCTACTTCTTCTGGAAGCTCTCCGTCTTTAACGGCCGCGTCTATCTCATCTTCAAGTTCCTGATAGATACCATCTGTGTCGGAGAAGTATTCTTTTTCTTCGTCAGTAGCTTCTGATTCCCAACTATCCCAATTACAGTCTCCGCCTTCTAATTCACAAGAAGCAATTTCTGCCTGCTGAACTACTTTAGTTTTCTTAGCACTCTTAGCAGATATCTTTTTACCAGATTGACCAGAAGGACCAGACTCAACTTCGCCCTCTTCCTCTTCCTTCTTTTTGGCTTTCTTTTTGGCATCTTCTGCTTCTGATTGAGCGTCTTCTATAAATGCAGAAAGCTCACTGGCTATTGCTTCATCAGTATTTTGATCTTCTACACTTACAGGAGAATTCGAATTTGTATTTTCTGCTGCCATCGGTTCCTCAGTTGCAATAAGGTCTGACTCGTATAAACCGTCAGTCATTTCTAATCCTGCCGTTTTAATATCTCTTTGGATATCTACAGACAGACCCAAAAAGAACATCTTTTCCAGACTATCAGTTAATACCTTTTTGCTTATAGTAGTAGCGAATGGATCCGCTGCGAAGTTAATAAAGGAAAGTTCTTGGTTTTGGAAGCAACCAGATATTAAAAACATCTGCTGTCCGTCAATTAACTCGCCTAACTTATGTTCACATTTACCATCTACTGCCCAGTCAGTATGGCAAGCAGAACAAATAGCAGAATCTGTCTTAAATCCTACTGATACTGTTAAGTACTCATCGGCAAGAATTTTACGAATAGCATCTGGGTTGGTAATTCTAATACCAAGGTCTGTGTATCCAAGACCTGTATATTCTTTTAATGGCATTAGATTACCAATAACGTAATCTACTGAATCAAATAAGTTATGTCTACGCTTTCCGTCTCTCTGGTAGAATAAGAATTCTTTAACTTTAGGGTGCTCACCAGCGTATTTCCAGCTCTCGTCTATATACTTGGCTTCTAATACTCTGCCAAGTACATCACCTTTTTCATTGTGTCCTACAAGTACTGGACGAGCCGTTCTTAAAGTTGTGCCGTCTTTTGTATATTCAGGAAGCCAAGTATGAACTCCCTCTTGCATTTTATCGGGGCGATAAAATCGCATGTTCCCATTAATAATACCAGCGTGAGTCGCAGCTACATGAACTAATAAACTATGGCCGGTATCTGATTGAGAATCTTTGCAATCTAAAATCGATTTTTGTGAGCCACTTTTTTCCTTAAGGTTTAAGGTAAAATAGTCGTTCATAGAAATCCAATTCGACATTTTATTACCTAGGTCCTATAGTATTTGTAGCTAAATCAAAAGGTAGAGGAGTACCGCCTACTGGAGCGGTCGGAATAGGAGAGCGTCTATACCCTGGTTGAGGAATAAACTGCTGACCTGGATTATAAGGCACTTTTCTAACAACAAAAGGTGCATTAGCTGGTTGATTCTGGCTCTGGCTCGCTGGCGTCTCTGGCATCAATGTCTCCTGTACTTTCTAATGCAAAACCGACTAAGATTGATATGGTTTCTGGATCGTAAGTGGTGCTAACTAGTTGGATTAGTTTATCTAACCCCATTCGAGCCTGTCTAGTATAGGCGGTCGGCGTCGATGCGCCGATTTCCCGATCAACTCTGTCAAGCACTTCTGTTAATACAGGACCTATCTTTTCTATATAAGAATTGTAATCTACTGTACCATTATTATCTTTTAGGTCTTCTATTAACTGTGATAAGCTATCAGTACACTCAGCTGCGATATGTTCCATACCACTCTTGGCTTTTGTTGGTCCTAGATTAGAACCATGCTGATTAGTAGGAGTCTCTTTATTTTGTACTGACTTAGCTGCTGGCGAGCTTTTCTTTTCTGTTGCTGATTGTGGTCTACCAGCTCCGGTGGACGGTTTCTTTGGTTTTGCTGCTGGAGGTGCCAACACTGCAGAGGCTTCAGCTATTTGTATCGCTGCTTTTGCTTTTGCCTTCTCTGTTTCTTTTACTAACCTCAAAGTATGAAGATCAAAGTTAAGCTTACCACGCTGACCTTCACTAA